AAATAGATAATCGGAAATGTTCTTCATGTTAGTTTCCCCAAACATGAATTTATTTCACTACAGGAGAGTGAAGTATATAAAATCGTTCATGTGAAGCGCGTTCATCTGATACATGAAAAGGATTCACGACACAGAGCAAGTGAGGCACTTGTCAAAGTGGTTAAAGTGTGCTATACTATATACAGTAAGAGAAAGGAGCAAAGGTTATGAAGAAGACCATTAAGACCGAAGAGCTGTTGAATGCCATTCAGAAAATCAAGGAGCAAGCAAAAGGACAGTATGAGAATGCAGAGAATGAGCAAATGAAGAATCACGGTTACGGCATGGAAGACGCAATGACCGTTTTAGAAGTTCTGTTAAAACTGTAAGAGAAAGGAGCATGCAAGCATGATAAAGCTAACCGAAGCAATGAGGAAGACTCTTGCAAATGAAGGACGTCACGACACAGAGCAAGGCGGTGGACGCGTTCATAAAATGTTTACAAATGAAGGGGCGCAAAACTGTTGTCAAATGACCTTGATTAGACTATAATAAAACCATGAAACACAACAGCGTTTCAAATACCGAATATCCACCCACTACTACAAAGGAGATAAGACCTCATGAAATGTTCTGTCAAGTTTATTCTGCTCACCGCTGTTAAGGCAAAGAAGGTTTATGACCTTCTTTTCATCGAAGCGCACAATGTCCGCACCTGTGCAGAGTGTGCCAAACTGGACGGCTATAAAGTCGTAGCCAGCAAGGCCGGGGCGAAAGTCTTTGAAATGGACGCGCTCGATGTCGACTATCCGAATATCCTTTCTGAGATGTGTGCCGCCGTCCCCGCTGACTTCGCATGGAACGACCTGCACAGCAAGCTTGAAGAGACGGGGGAGAAACCGGACGATGACGGCCCGGACGCACCCCAGAAAGAAGAGGTAGAAGATGCCTGATACCTGTACAGCCGGGTGCTGTGTCCCGGCAAATGTGTCCTATGTCCTGCTCTATGAGGACGCCGCCCAGAACATCTACGGTCTGGTCTATGACAAGGACGAAAATCTTTCGAACATCGTGTCCGGTGTGGGCCGCTTTGACCCCGTACCCATTACGGCCTTCGAAGAGGGCGCAAGACACGGCTTTCCTTACAGTCCCGCGTGGAATCCCTGTTGTCATGACAATAAGACCATGGCCCAGATGGAAGCAGAATTGAAAGCTCAGAATCATCTCATTGCTACCATCTACAATGACCATCTTAAGCCCTCTGCGCTGTACCCTGCAAACGCTGACCCCGTGGGAAAGCAGTTCCTGAGTCGTTGGATTTTTGGCTGAAGGGGGTACAGAACCATGCAGGATATTAACAACAAACTGGCCGCAATCGTTGACCTTCTGACGAAGATGTTCAACGCGCAGGCCAGAACCAATGAACTGCTGTATACCATCATTGACAAGCTGGACGCAATCCACGCGTCCCAGAACTGAGATAGGAGACTAAGTTATGGCTACTTTCAAGAAGAATCGTTCTACCGTCGCCGCTCCTGAGTATGACTACGCCGACAAGTCCAAACTGAACATCAAGGGGGCGACAGTCAGCGGCTGTCGTTTCCTCAGTGACAAGGTCATTGCCTTCACCCTCAACCTTCCCGGCCTTGCTATCTACAACATGAAGGTCATTGACGGCAAGAATGGCGCGTTTGTCAGCCCCCCGCAGACCAAGAACAACAAGTCCGATAAGTGGGTGGATACCGTCGGGCTGTGGCTGGACAGTGACGACGAAGACGCGATTTCTCAGACCGTCATTGACCACGCCACACAGGCGGGCGACCCGGTCGATTGGAAAACCCGTTATGAGGTGTGACAATGGGAAAGCGTAACAGTGACGTTACGCTAGACCTCTATACAAAAGACGGCTGGGTCAATATCCCAGCCGTTTCTTCGTTGGGGGCTTGGTGTAACATTATAATAGGTAAAAGACAGGTGGGCAAGACATACGGAACACTGCTGTATGAGCTGAAGAACGACAAGCCATTCTTGTATCTTCGTCGCACTACCACAGAGTTTGATGCAATCACGTCTGACCCGCAATTAAATCCCTTCTTGCCCCTCAAAAATGAGGGGTTTGATGTGGACATTGTGAAGAGCGGAAAGGCAACATATACCATAGGACAATATGAGTATGAGGACGGAAAGCCCAAAGACTGTATCAAGAAATATGGCATAGGGATGACCCTTCCCAGCATTGCGAACATTCGCGGTTTCAATGGCTCTGCCTTTCATGATGTCGTATATGATGAGTTTATCCCGGAGAAAATCGTTGTAAAGCGCAAGGCAGAGGGCGACGCACTTTTGAACGCCTATGTTACTATCAATGGTAACAGAGAGCTGGAAGGTAAACCCCCGCTGAGAATGTGGCTACTTGCAAACGCTTTTGACATTACGTCGCCCGTGTTGGTTGAACTGGGCGTCGTCGATGAGATTGCGAAGATGGCAAGGACGGGGAGAGAGTGGACGCTTACAGATAGCGGCGTTTTCCTCTGCATGCCGAAGTCTCAGCGTGTCAGTGAAAAACGCGCTCAAACCGCGTTCATGAAACACATGATGAAGAATAAGGATTCAAAGTTCTATCAGATGGCAATGGAAAACAAATTCAGCTATAACAATCTTGAAGCAGTCCATCCGATGAGTTTGCGCGGCATGAAACCGGAGTTTAAGGTCGGGGATTTGTATTGCTACAAATACGATGATGCACACTATTATCTGTGCAGTTCCCCGCACCAATCCCACGAAGTATACCCCGACACACAGGCCGGGCGAAACACATTCCGACTGGCTCATCCCTACTTTGGTTTGATGTTTGTTTTGGGTCAAGTTTGGTGTTCCGATGTCCCGGCCCTTATCAAAATAAGAGAATATCTTGACATGAAAGAAGAATAAGTGCTATTATAAAGGTGCGGGGGACTCCAAAAGATAAGCGCCCCGGAAGGGCGTGGAGTAGCATTCTTATCTTGCATACCCCCGTTTCATAGAAAGGAGCGAAGCGAATGCTTCTCTATTCATATAGGACAGACGCAAACACGTCTGTTTCCCCTCACTTCAAAGTGAAGGAGTTTCACAGCAGGAAAGACCCCTGTGACAATGTTATCATTGACCCCCGTTTGATTGACCTTTTGGAGAACATCCGACGCCTGACTGGCAAGCCAGTCCACATTAACAGCGGATACCGTTCCAAAGAGTATAATCGGACTCTTAAAAACGCTTCTCCGAAGTCTCAGCATTGCGAAGGAAAGGCGGCTGACATTCGGATTGAAGGAGTCAGCCCGGCGAAAGTGGCCCAGTATGCAGAGTGCTTTTTGGGAGCGTCTGGGGGTATCGGAATCTACCACACATTTACTCATGTAGATGTAAGAAACGGTAAAAGCCGTTGGAAAGGAGCATATTAAATGAAACTCGATGATGTTCTTATGCTGGCCCGTGCAGGCTATTCCAAAGCCGACATTGCCGCCCTTCTGGGTAGCAATCCCGCACCCGCCCCCACTACTCCCAAGGCCGCGCCGCTGACGGGTGCGCCCCCCTTGCCCGGTGACGTTGCAAAAAATGTTACTGCTTCTGCCGCCCCGTCTGCCGCCCCGTCTGCACCGGACTGGGGCGCTATGGCCCAGAGCATCGCCGCACTGACGGCGCGGCTTGACACTCTGGCTACCCCCACGGCGGGGAGTCTGAGCGGGGATACCGCCGATGCCGTATCGGTCGATGACATTATCCGGGCGGCTATCTCGCCCGCAACACCGGACGCCACACCGGACTTCTCGAAGGGGGTGTAAATCATGGCAAAATCTAAGAACAATATGCCCACTCTTGCCAAAGCCGATGTGTTCCGCCCGAAGGACGTGTATGCTATCGTCAATGCCGTTCTTCAGGACGTCACAGGCCAGCGGACTATCACCGCCGTTGATACTTCTTCCTTTATCAACGTCGGGCAGATGTGTCTTTCTACCAGCAAGGAAGGGACGCTTCAGGCCCTTTCTAACATGGTGGCCCGCACTGTTATCACAAGCCGGGCATATACGGGCCGCTTTACTTCCGTTGAAGTGAGCAATCAGGACTGGGGGCTGTATATGCGGAAAATCGCCTTCTTCGCGGGCGAATTTGAGCAGTCCGATTTCATCAACACCCAGCAGAACCCGGACACTCTGGTAGACGGTAACAGCCTTGATATGTACAAAATCAAGAAGCGGTATCCGTTTGAGATGTGGTACGGCGACCAGAAAGTTCTGAATCAGACGTACACCCGTTTCCTTGACCAGCTCAACACGGCATTCCGGTCTGAGTCTGATTTCTCCGCTTTCATGCAGGGTATGGCGGTCGAGATTCAGAACGACGTTGCCCGCTGGAAGGAGATGGAAAACCGTCTGTGCGTCATGAACTATATGGGCGCTATCTACAACACGGGCAAGCCGGGGAGCAAAGTCAACCTTACTGAAGCGTTCAATGTGGCCCGCAATACCGCCTATACCACCCATGAACTTCTGACTTCTCATTTGCAGGAGTTTCTGTCTTTCTTCGTGAGCCGTCTGGAAAATGACAGCGCACTTTTGGAAGAGTCCACTGAGCTTTTCCATCTGACTCCCCAATGTACCGATGACGCAGGGAACACCCTTCATCTGTTCCGTCACACTCCCAAGAGCGAACAGAAACTTCTTCTGTATCAGCCCCTTATTAACGACGCCAAAGCGTGGGTCTATCCCGCTATCTTCGGCCCGGGCTATCTGTCCTTCGGCAACTATGAGGGCGTTACCTTCTGGCAGAATATCAACAATCGTTCTGCAATCAATGTGACCCCCGCTCAGTTCAACGTGGCTACCGCACAGGCGGAGAAGGGCAAGCCCGTCCAGCTCGATTACGTCGTGGGCCTGCTGTACGACAAGCGCGCTATGGCAACGACCTACTTTAAGGACAATGTGTGGACTACCCCGTTCAACACCCGTGGTGAGTACTGGAACATTGAACACCACTGGAAGATGAACTATACTCTCGACCCCACGGAAAACGCCATTCTCTATTATATGGCTGACCCTGTTGTTCCCGGCCCGTAAACGTCTGCAAGCCCCGCCCCCTCTGGGGCGGGGTTTATTTTATAGAAAGAGGTGAATTGAATGGCAGGCACTTTCAATGGAGCTGTCCCCGCACCCAGCGTGGAACACGGATACCATTTTCATTTTGGAAACGTGGAGAAGAGAATCAACTCCACGAAAGCTTTCGATTATAGCGTTCTGAAAGACGAAGAGCGTTGTGATTTTAAGAAACCTACCAGCATGGAACACCCTGTTATCTACTGTACAATCAATTCGATAAACATTTCTCCGCAATGGAACTATTGTCAGTGTGAAGAAACCAAGTCGTTTTATTGGATTACTGATATATCCACACTTCGGGCTAACATCTGGCAAATCAGTCTTTCCATTGACCCGCTGGCAACTTACCGGGATACGATTCTGAAAACTAAGGCGTTTATCGAGTACGGTTTTAACAGTGACGCAAGCGGCGCACAATTCCGCTTACAGGACGCACGGCAGAACGTCGCAAGAAAACCCACTGTTTCAAGTAGTGAAGTCGATACCTGTCCCGGCACAATTTCGGCGTCCGGTTGTTACGTTCTTTCAGCAGTTGGCAAAAATGGTTTACAGGCGTATGCTTTAAGTAGAACACAGCTTGCAAATCTGCTTACTGTGTTGTCTACAACGTGGCTTGCAGAAACTGCGGCTATGGTCAAGTGGGAAGTAGCGCTCCCCCAGTTCATGAACAATTTACTTTTCGGCGGCAACGCAACAGAGAATATACGCTCCTGCATTTGGATACCTGTAGACGATAGTTTAGTGGGAACAGGCGGCGGACAAATTACGTTAGGGCAGTTTGATACAGGTATTTCCGCCCCCATCGTGAGCGCGAACAGCAATAAAGTTCATGTTGTCAATATCCCCATCCCGTGGCCTGCTGAGGACTGGAAACGGATGAATTGTCAGATACAGCTTTACGTTCCTTTCATCGGCGTTGTTGGTATCCCGGTTGACCAGTGCAACGACGCGGCAAGCGTGACCGTGATAACAGCATTCTCTTTTATTGACGGCGGTGTTTCGGTCAAAATACAGGCAGGGGACTATACAGTATATACTGGTAGTACGAACATTTCTAGCCCCTATGGTATCGGGTCAAGCAACTTCGACCCGGGGAAAGGACTGGGCGCGGCAGTAACAGCAGTTGGAGCGGCTATGACCTTTGGCGGGGGACTCTTCGCAGGCGCGGCTGTCGCCGGGATGTCTGCTTTGGGTGGAGCGCTCACCGATGGGGCAGTAGGCGGCGCAGTCGGTCAAGCCGCGTCGCAGGCCATTCAGCCCATCACACAGAGTGTGGGAAGTTTAAGCGGTGCTTCTCAGGTGTATTTACCGCTGAAGGCAAAGCTTACCCTGCTTTATTATCCCCCTATTGACGATGCCGGGTATCAGGGGTTATATGGTTATCCGGTCATGAGGGTATCGACTCCCGTTGAAGGATATTGCAAAACCCGTGATTTCAGTTGCCAGCCCGTGGGCGCAACCCCGGATGAGATAGCATATATCAATCGTTGTATGGACGCAGGAGTATTTATCGAGTGAGGTGAAGATAATGTATCAGTGTTACAATGGATTCTTTGATGGCGGTGTTCCATGTGGAACATTTATCAAAAGCATTTCTAATGATGCCCTCAATTACTGGGAGCGTTCTTTCTTCCAGAGATGCCGCTCTATCATCGAGTTTAACGGCCTGCCCGAAGCCGCACCCGGACAAATCGGCTGGGACTATGATGCATTCATGTACCAGCTTTTCCGAATGGGATATGCGGTGGTGTTCAACACGAAGAAATACGGCATAGTGGTACAGCCCGGCTATCCTTCGGGATATGGCTTGCAGTACCAGCCCCGGGCTATGACCATTTCAACGCCGTTCTTCCAGTTCAACCGCCCTCTTGAAATAGGTACTGAATGCGGAGTTATCAAGCTCACTCCCGACTATCGGGGTATCTGGGACATTATTACCAAGTACGCCGTTGAGATGCAACACGCAGAAGTAGCCATTCGGCAGAGCGCCTTGAATGCCCGGTTTGCATATGGAGCATTTGCCAAAGACGATAAGCAAAAGAAAAGCCTTGAAATGATGTTCCAACGTCTGGCAAATGGAGAGCCTGCCATTGTGATAAATGCAGACCTCAAACGTCCCATTGACGGCAAGACCGGAGAGGGCGGGTCTTATGAACTGCCCATTATGCAAATTGACCGTGATTTGTCTAAAAACTTCATCCTTCCTGAATTGATGGAGTTTCGCCGCACAATTCTCATGGACTTCTACAGGGAACTGGGAATTAAGGTACAGCCCGACAAGAAAGAGCGTATGAACGTCAACGAAAGCGAAAGCGCGGACGCAGAGACGTTCAACCGTCGGGAAGTGTGGAGAATCTGCCTTGAAAAGTCCCTTGCAGAAGTGAATAAAATGTACGGCCTGAACATTACTTTCAAAATCAATGAACCGGAGCAGGACATGGAAGGGAGTGAAGACGATGCCCGTTTATTACGGAACACTGGTAAATGAGCTGGACAGCGGTGCAAACCTTGAAGCGCTGTTGATGTTTGACCATGACTTATTCGCAAACATGGTATTGCCTGTGGGGTTGGATAAGATGCAGGCTATCTCGACCATACGCCGCCTGCACGGACTCGCCCCCCTGTATCGCCCCGACCCCTACTATATGAAGAATGAAATTTACTTCTGGTCAAAACAGAACTGCCCCATCTGGGAAAAGCTCTATGCAACAACTAAGCTCAATTACAATCCCATATGGAACACGGACATGACAGAGAAGAGCACGGATACCACGACCACCGACCGGGATACCAGCACTCAGAGCGATGCACACAGCCACGGCGGGGCGACGGATACCGCGTCTGCCACCGGAACAAAAGGTGGATGGAACACCGAAGATGGGGCTTATCATGAAGATACAGCCGCCGACGGCTGGAAAACAGACGACGCCACCCAGCACAGTAAAACGGTGCATGACGGGTGGAACAAGGAAGATGGACATTATCACGACAAAAATCTTTCGACGGCAGAGGGAGAGAAAACCCGTGACTTCGTCGAAGATATTACGGGTACGCTTGACAGTCAGGTAGACACTTCTTCTCATACTGGCGTCGTAGGGACGCGGGACACAAAACATGATGAGACAATGACGGACACAGTCGACACGACCAAAAACACCGTCAGCGATACCGAAAATAAACTGTCTGCCGAAAATGAAGCAACCTATCAGCCTGACAGCAGTAGCCACACCGTCACCGATGAGAAAGGCCATTCGGACGAAACCAAGAAAACCAACTGGACAGAGCATGAAGACACGACCCAGAACACCGATTTTACGCAGGGCGTAACCACTGACCAAGACACTACCCAGAATACCGAAAATCATGCTTTCGAGACTTCCCGTGATTTGTCCACGTCCGATACCCACGGCGATACCCATTCGACGGCGTCTGACGGCACAGTAGACGATACCCGCGCTGAAAGCATCTCGAAAGACCAGCATTCCGATAAGGGAACTACTAAGGGCGGGAGCGTCAAGAAAAACCAGTACGACGACCGCACCCGGGAAGAGTCCTTGAAGGACAACAAGCACAACGAACACGCCGTCTCTCTTGAGACAGGCAAGGAGAACACCACCGTCACCGTAACACATGAGTACACTAAATCCGGTAACATCGGCGTCACAACTACCCAACAGATGATAGAAGCAGAAAGGGCCGTTGTGCTTTTCGATATTTACGTGAAAATCGCTGACGACTTCCACCGTTCTTTCTGCCTTGACTGTTATTGACGGGGGTGTTAGAATATGAATGAAGTGATAGCGGCTGTAATTACCGGAATTATCACTTTGACAGGCGTCCTCATTGCTAACAGTAAATCGCAGGCCGTTACGGATACCAAACTGGACGAACTAACAAGAGAAGTGCGGGAACACAATACCTTGATTGCAAGAGTCCCTGTGCTGGAAGAGCAACTCAAGGTTGCAAATCATCGGATAGAAGACCTTGAAGGTGAAGTCCAGTTTCTCAGAGAAAGGGGGTGGAAGCATGAATAAAATAAAGGTTTCGACGCTGACCCGTACCGCCGTTCTGATTCTGGCTCTCACAAACCAGATTCTCAGCGCTACCGGACACAGCCCCATTCCCGTAGATGATACACAGCTTGAACAGCTCATTTCTACGGGCATGACCGTCGCCGCGGCTATCTGGGCATGGTGGGAGAACAACAGCTTTACCAAAGACGCCATTGCCGCTGACAACTATTTGGAAAGCCTTATCGGCAGAAAGGAGAAGTAATGAACTGCAATCTTTACCCGGCTTATACCACTCCCGGCGACCCTTTCCAATATGACCTTCGGTGGATGGTAGGCCAGATTCAGAGCTTGCAGGCGTTTGTAGAACAGCTCTCGAAAGGGCTGGACGCCAACAGCGGCAATATTGCCGCTCTGAATCAGGCCACAAAAGCCCTGACCGATGCACAACACTGCATCAACGACCGTCTCAACAGCGGAGACTTTGAAGACGGACGTTTCATCGAGTGGGCAGATAAGAACCTTCCCGCAATGGTGAATGAAATGGTGCATTTTGTGTGGTTTGGGCTGACCGACTCCGGGCGATTCTGCGCCTATGTCCCTGCTAACTGGAAGTGGCTTACTTTCGATACTGGCGCGGACATCACAGAACCGGAATACGGTCATCTTATCATCAAGTATTACTAAGGAAGGAGCTTAAACAATATGGCACATGAGAAGAATTGTCATCCGTTCCCCATTGAGCCTGCACCTTACGCACCGGGCGGCGAATGCCACCCCTGCCATCCCCCGCGCCCGCCGCGTCCGACTCCGCCCCCGCCCCCGGGCTGTGGGCCGTCTCAGTACGTCGGGGCGCGGTACGTCCCGAAGTTTGCAGAGCCCATCGACTGGGACACTGAGCGTGGGTATGAGTCCCTGACTATCGTCACCTATAAGGGAGAGTCCTACACTTCGAAGTGTCCTGTGCCGCCCGGCATCGACATCAAGAATGAGCGGTACTGGGCGCTGACTGGCGCGTACAATGCACAGGTCGAAGAGTACAAAAATCAGGTGAAAGACCTGTCGGAACAGGTTACGGGTTTTGCATCTGATAACAGGGAGTTTCGTGAGAAAATCACCCAGTACGACAAAGACAATGCAGAGATGAAGAACTCTGTTGCGTCCACTGTCGCCCGGGTGGACGCCCTCGCAGAGCGTGTGGACAACGCCGACGCGGCTATCTCTGACCTTCAGGCCGGGCAGGCTCAGGCTGTTACCGACATCGCCGCACTCGAAGCAAAGGATTCTGACCTTCAGCGGCAGATTTCTTCGAATGATACGGACATCTCTGCACTTCAGGCAAAAGACCGGGAGCAGGATGCCCGGCTCTCTGCCATCGAGACGGTCAACGATGCACAGGCCGCAACCCTGTCCCAGAACACGCAGGACATCGCACGGAACACTGAGAACATTCAGGACAACGCCGCGAACATCGCCGTCAATTCGAAGGAGCTGGCAAAACACGCGGCACAGCTCAAAGACCATACGGCACAGCTTTCCGTTCTTCATCAGGAAGTCACAGACAACCATACTGCAATCGAAAGGCTCACCTCTGTGACCGACGGACTCCGGGCAGACCTTACCGAAGACGAAGCAAAAATCGCCCAGAACGCGGACGCTATCGCCCATATCCAGCAGAAGGACGTACAGCAGGACGGGCGGCTCGACGCTCTGGAAGGGCGCGCCACGACTGCCGAAGGGCGTCTCGATGCACTCGATGATAAGACCGATGCCACCAATACTGCTCTGACGGCGGAGACAAACCGCGCCAAAGCGGCAGAACTGGCAAACGGGGAACTCATCGCCGCCAATGCTCAGGAGCTGGCCCGGCATTCGAATGAGCTTTCCGACCATGAGCGCCGTATCTCTGCCCTTGAGACGGACAACACCACCAACAAACAGGACATCGCCGACATCAAGGCAAAGAACGCCGCTCAGGATACCGCCATTGCCGCCGTGGACGACAAGGTAGAGCATCTTGAGCTTATCGACCCGCAGGAATACGCCGCCACTATTCAGCGTATCGATGCCAAAGACACGGCACAGGATACCGCTATTGCCAGCTTGCAGACTGACAAGGCCAACAAGACCGACATTCCCAGCCTTGACGACTACGCTACCAAAGTGTATGTCGACAATGGGCTTTCTGCAAAAGTCAACACTGCCACCTATACCACCGAACAGGCCGCACAGGATGAGCTCATCAAGAAGAAGGTTGACCAGTGGGCCGACAGTTACCAGAGAACAAAGTGCGTTGCAATGTTCGCCGCCGTGAACAAACAGGAAGACGGCACTATGGAGCTGTTCGGAGTCTTCCCGGCTGGTAACGGCCTTCGCAAGAATCCGAATACTTCCCCCTTCTCTCTGGAATACGGTGAGGGTGGCACTGTTCGGGTTTTCAAGCCTGACGGCACAGAGGTTGACAAGTCGAACATCAAGGCCAGCTATAACAACTGGGGGCAGGCTTACAACATGATGCCTACTCTTCGGCTGACGCTCAAGCCTACCTTTACCCCCGACTCTCCTTTCTATATCCTGCTGTATCAGAACGATGCCAGCAAACCCGAAAATCTCTAACAACAAAAGCCCCCGCTTCGGCGGGGGCTTTTCTTATTTGAGTGTCACAAATGCCAAAAGGAACGAGTCAAAAGCCAGAACGCAAAGAGTGTACAGCAGATGGGGGAAAAGACCTTTTTCAATCCTAGTCCCTATATATACTTCCAGCACAATGATAAATGCCCCCAGAAAAATACCACACAGAATCATAAAAATGTCTGACAGATGAGAAATGATAAAGTGTAACATATTATCCCAACCTTTCTATGTCGATGATTTCGGGTGTTGCTCCACCTATTGCGTAACTTTTTGTAGACATAACTATCCAAGACGCGGACATGGTAGGCTTTGCAAAATCGGTACGGACGTGGGCGGGCGCGTCGTGATAGGTGAGCAACTGCGCCCCAGTATCTGCAATTACAAGAAAATCATTCAAATTGTCAATATCATTTTTGAGGGCGGCAACACCTTCTTTTTTGCCGACGCCTGCAATAGTGCTTTCCAGAACACCGTCGCAGTTCCGTGCGGCGTAACACTTTGCATGAAGAAACCGAAATTCCTGATACCCGTATTCAGCCTGTGGGTGTTCATCCTCTGCGACGCCGATATAAACACACTTGCCGTTGTCTTTCTGAACGACGCACTTTCGGGCGATGCACTGTCGTTTGATTTCTTCATTGTACTCATCTACTGCCGGGACTTTCGCACCCTCAAACTTGCAGGAATCAGTATCCCAGTATATGACTTTATCCCAGCCAACAATCTTCAACAGACGCCACAGCTTAAGTCGTGTCAGGCTGGCAGTCCACAGACCCCAAAGGAAAGGAAAATTCTTGTTTGTTCCAAGCCCGTTCCGGGATTTGCCTATCTGTGCCGCTTTCACTTCGTCTTCGCTCATGCCGTCAAGGTTATCTTCCCATCTGGTTTTTTCCCATTCTATAGAATCTTTAATTTCGGCGGTATATTCATCCCGGATTTGTTTCTGCGCGGTAGCTCCAAAAATTGTGTTCACGCAGATTTTGGAAAACATATAATCTGGACTTCCCTTCATAGTTTCTTTGATTTTGAACTTCTCGAAAATCGCTGTGCGGAATGACGCAGGCAGATAAGCCAATCGAAAAGCAAACGCTTTCATAACTACTACAGAGTCAAAGTCATATCCTTCTTTGATTCTCTGCCAGTCGTTTGAATCGCAGTAGACTTCACACCACTCCACCCGTAAAATCCGCCCGTTGTCCGTGTCGTCGTCCGTAAACTTCGATGCACTGTGAAACTTGCTGACGCTTATGCAGGGGTCTGGGCATTCATCTTTTATACTCAGATTCTCAAACCGGAGCAGGCCCACCCAGCCGAAATCGTCTTCTATCAGTGAATCGGCAAAGCCTATTTCTACATTGTCGGGAAGGTCGAATGGCTTGCCCATCGGAAACTTATCCAAGAGCTGTTGTGACGGGTGGGCGCTCTTAAAGTCGTAGGAATTACAATTCTTAATGGTATACCCGGCTTTCCATCTTGAACCGTGTGTGTCTCCGCCTGCCATTGCCTTATATGCAAGAAAGGTCTGAGCTTTCGACAGGGCAAGTTTTTTCTTTACAACAGGGAAACTCTTGTCTTTGCCTACGGTTTTAAGCACTTCCAGCTTGACAAGCGCAGTGTTTGAAATGGGGATATTTGCCGCGTTAAACCCCCGCTCTTTCTTCATCCGCTCTATTGCTTCATACAGTCCCAAGACATCATTGACGCAATAGGCAAACTCTTTATCATCAAGGGGTGTATCTGGGGTGCGATATACGGTATAATCTAAGTTTCCTTTCAGCTTTTCGTGCTTGCACCCCTCTGTAGCCCTTGCAAGAGACTTTTGAAAGAGCTTGAGAGAATCCCGAAATTCAACCCCATTTGAAAACTCAAGAGTGAGGGGATGCCGACTCTTCGTATAAAGGGCCTTACAGTCACCCCAACGAAGCGTTAAAAGTTGGATAAGGTAGGTAAACTCATACCCTAGATTATGAACATAAATAACAAGCTTGCGCTTCTCTGTCACACTCCACTTATCGCAGAGCGTTTCAATAATCTCTGCCCAATCCTCAAAGTATCGGGGAACGACTACCACACCATTGATACACGTTTGAAAACTGTATGCAAAACCGTCTATGTCGCTGTTCGTCGTCTCAATATCAAACGTGCAAGTGTAGTCTATGACCGCCCCTTTCTTGCCGTTTCCAGCAACAATAGGAGCTGACGGCAAGCTTTCGAAAAATTCAGCCCCGCTCTCACACACGTTAATATCTTGACAGAATCGCATTATTTTCTCCCCTGTCGTGCTCTGTACAGTTGCAATAGCCGTTCTCCCTGTGAAATATCTTTTTCAATATTTGCTTGATAGTCCTTGCCAATTTGCTCTAATTCCAGCTTGTCAATATTGTTTGAAACTATCGCCTGATAAATAATATCTGACCCAAACAACGCTTCATTTTTCTCTGTCATATACCGATTAAACAAATATGCAAGCTCATCGGGCGTTCCTGTGAATCCCATATCCCGTGCGGCCTGCACCTTATTTTCATTCCATTCTTTATACCCGGTCATGGTTGACGTTTTCATTCCCATAAATTCCCGGAGCTTGAGAAATTCTTTGGTAAGCTCTTCTTTGGACATCTTCACCGTGGATTCTTTGAAACGGGGGCGCTCCATTTTCAATATGCCAGAAATAGACCTATAAGCGGGGGCTTTATCTGCAAGCCCTTTCTTCTCAAGGGTACGCAAGCGGGTGTTCGCCGCTTTTGCGGCTTTCTTTACAATGGCCTTCAACTCTTCTTCGGAGTAACTGCGCGGGGCTTTATTGCCGGGTGCGTATGTCGGCCAACTGTGCGCCTGAAAAGGGCGTCCCTTACCGCCCTGTTTCCGCGGTTTCTTTGGCTCTGTGCTCTTCGCCGCTTTGGCTGTCGTTTTCTTCGCCTTCGGAGCAGAAAGGGCGGATTTGCCGCCCTTCTTGCCACTGCTCTTCCGTTTTCTTGCGCCTGCTTCGTCGGCTTTCTTGACAAGCCCCGTATCAGTCAATGCTTTCTTCATGCTGTTCACCTCTCTGCCGTGTATGTGAATCGAATGCCGTTCTTCGTCGCCGTGACCGTGGGAGACTTCCCATCAACTTTAAGCCCGGCATACAGCATATATAATGCAAGGTCAAGCTCTGTGCCATCCTTTACCTGAACTGCACCCGCGTAGATAGGGCGCTTGAACTGCCCCTTCTTCGGCTGTCCGTACCCGTACATGAAAACGACCATCAAAACCATCCTTTCCACTCTGCATATCCGACAATGACCGCACCGATGAGCAGGAACGCCGCAAAGGGTGCGATACAGGAAAATTGATAAGCTGTCAGCATTCAAAACTCCCCCTCTGCGAAGTATGCTACAAGTTCATCTGCTTCATAGGTAGGCTCTTGAGACTGAGGACAACGACAGACTGCGGTGCATTCATATACCCTGTGAATATAGTAGCGGTATCCGCCCCAGATGCACCGCTCCTTCGTCCCTTCCTTCTTCTTCAGGTCTGCCAGAATCCATTCCCAACAACTGGGTTTGATATATTGAATCATGCTCTCCACCCCACTTCTACCTTGCTCATATCGCCCGTGAGCTTGTTATACAGCATTGCGTATTGCGGGGACTGCTCAGCAATCGGACGAAGTATAAACTTGTCAGCAATGACGGGTCTGCCGTTCTCCAAAACCTCATACATAGACCGCTTGATATAGATTTTCATAACTCTATCTCCTTTACTTCAATAATCTCCCAGACGTTCAGCCCGTCCCCGGTTTCGTCAATGAGCCGCTGAACTGCTACATTGCGGGCGTCCACCGGGTCATTTGCCTTGACCATGTAGACATCTAGCCCGTCACGGGTACTGTATACATAGACGTTATAGCTCTTCATTGCATTTGCCCCTTCCATAAAAATTACCGCCGAAATAACTCTCCATAAAATTTTTATAGTCCCGCTGTTCATCGGTAAGACTGTCTTCGCACCACGGGGACAAGTCAATTTCAACTACTTCTTTGCCCGTTCCTTTTGCTCTCCACACTTCGGGCTTGTTGTACTTATACAGCCGCTTTTCCTGTGCTTTATAGACGTAAAAACAACGGCGGGTTTCGAGACGTCCTTCATTTGCAAGAGTCTTCCTCATTGCTTCGGTTAGCTTTATCATGCTTGCATGCTCCTTTCTCTTACAGTTTTAACAGAACTTCTAAAACGGTCATTGCGTCTTCCATGCCGTAACCGTGATTCTTCATTTGCTCATTCTCTGCATTCTCATACTGTCCTTTTGCTTGCTCCTTGATTTTCTGAATGGCATTCAACAGCTCTTCGGTCTTAATGGTCTTCTTCATAACCTTTGCTCCTTTCTCTTACTGTATATAGTATAGCACACTTTAACCACTTTGACAAGTGCCTCACTTGCTCTGTGTCGTGAATCCTTTTCATGTATCAGATGAACGCGCTTCACATGAACGATTTTATATACTTCACTCTCCTGTAGTGAAATAAATTCATGTTTGGGGAAACTAACATGAAGAACATTTCCGATTATCTATTT